AACAAAAGGGGTGCAAGTTAATGAAGAGAGTTTACAAAGCATAGAGGAACTAGCTAATGTTAAATTTAATTGGAAGTTTACTGCCTGTCGGTGAAAAATTAATTGATAAATTAATCCCTGATCCCGAAGCCAAACAAAAGGCTTTAAAAGAGTTAAAACAGATGGAACAATCGGGAGAGTTAGCAAGGCTATCGGCTGACCATGCAAATACTGCATCTGCTAGGGAAAGAGAGATGCGGATCGCTAATTCAGAGTTCGCCCCCATGGTAAATAAAATCATAGTACCGTGCCTAGCCATTTTAATCGTTTTTCTCACATTTGGAATGATGTCAGCGATCTTGTTTATGGATATTGAGTCTGGTAAAAATTACGAAATATCCCTATACATTTTAGGGTTATTATCAGGAGCCTTAATGAGTTGCATAAACTACTACTTTGGCTCTAGCACTGGCTCTAAGGAGAAGAGTAAAGAACTTCAAGATATGTTTAGTAAGAAAGAACCAAAACTATGAGCGTAGATTGGGAAAATTCTAAATATTTTAAAGCTAATGAGTTTACTTGTAGCCATACAGGTATAGAAAAGATGAATCAAAGTTTTATAGACAGATTAAATAATTTGCGAGAAGCATATGGCAAGCCTATGACTATTAGTTCTGGATACAGAGATTCAACTCATCCAGTAGAAGCAATGAAGAAAGACCCTAAAGGTGGAGCGCACGTTAGTGGTGAAGCTGCTGATATTCTTATTGAAAGAGGTAATGCTTTTAAATTATTATCATTAGCATTTTTAATAGGGTTTACAGGAATCGGAGTAAATCAAAAAGGCGGGGCTAGATTTTTACATTTAGACACATTAGAAAATTCCCCTACACGTCCTCGTCCAACCATCTGGTCTTATTAAAAAATGTACGCTAATTTTACTTACTCTGAAACATCTTATTCTGATGTTGTAGACCCTAATATAAATGTACTTGCAGAAGGGGCTGTTGGTACTTTTAGTATAGGCAGTGCAACGATTACAGGAACAGCTAGTGTAAATTTAGCTGGTTCTTTTATAACCGGGGAAGTGGGGACCGCAGTAATTGCTGATAATATTTCAATAACCCCAACAAGTTTGTTAGCTTCTGGCGGGACAACATTTTCTTTGGTCTGGGGAGATATTGATCTTTTACAAGACCCTAATTGGACAGATATAGCAAGTTAAGAGGATAAACAAATGAGTGTGACATTTAGCAACGACTTTAAGATTAGTATAATAGGTAATGGAACTGAGTCTGGAACTTGGGGGACTATTACTAACGGTAACCTACAACAATTAGTAAAAGCAATTGGTGGCTTTAAACAAATTAATTTTTCTAGCGCCAACAGCTATACATTACCGTTTACCTCTGATGAGGAAAATACTTCTGATCAAAATTTTAGAAACTTATTTATAGAACTTACCGGATCATCTTCCGGTGCGTTTACATTAACTGTTCCAGCAATTGATAAGCAATATGTATTTAAAAATTCATTAGATCATGCAGTTACTATTAAAACAGCTGCACAATCTGGAGGAATTGTACTACCTGTAGGTAAAACTACGTGTGTTTATATTGATGGCACTAATGTAGTTGAGGCTATTAATAGCTTAAATAGTATGAATTTAAACGTAGCTCTACCAACAGCTTCGGGTGGTACAGGGGCAAGTGCGCTATTATCAAATAGTATTCCTGTTATGAATACTGCGGGAACATCATTTATAAGTGTTTCTTCTGGAGCTACTGGTAATATTTTAACTAGCACAGGTAGTAGTTGGATTAGTCAAAGTTTAGGTTCTGCGGCAGTAAGTGCTGTTATTAGAACTAACATTGGTGGGTATGGCACAAATAATGCACAGCCTACAGTTGCTAATGGTGGGGTGCAAAAAATACAAAGTTATTTAGCTTCCATAGACCCTACTTATTCTGGTTTTGATGGAGTCGGTGCATTTCTTGCTTCCAGAGAAGAGACAGGTATTACAGGTACTAGAAACGATAGCACTAGCGTAAACCAATTAAATATTCATGTATTTAAGTCTGGGGAAACTAATAACGCAATAACACCATTAGCAGTAAGAAATAGTGGTGGTACGGCAGACGCTTTCGTAACAACAAACTTTGTACCTTTTGTAGATGGTGGGAGTGAGCTAGGCACTTCTAGTGTTAGATTTGGGCAAATATATTCAACGAGTGCAACCATAAGCACGTCAGATCAACGATTAAAAAATAGTATTTCAGATTCCGATTTGGGGTTATCTTTTGTTAACGCTTTAAAACCTAGAAAATTTAAAATGAACGTGGGTAATAAAGTTATCTCAGGAGTCGATAATAGTCTTAACTATATGCCTACGTATACAACACATTCCGGTGTTAGATTTCACTATGGATTAATTGCACAAGAAGTAAAACAAACCCTTACTGACCAGAGTATAGATAGTTTTGCGGGTTGGTGTTTAGCTTCCACAGGTGATTCAAACTCCGATCAGTTATTACGATATGAAGAATTTATAGCTCCAATGATAAAAGCTATACAAGAGTTATCTGCCAAAGTAACGACACTAGAACAGGAAGTAGAAACTTTAAAGAGCGGCTGATATGAGTTTAAAAAAACTACAGTTTAGACCCGGAATAAATAGAGATTTAACTAACTACTCTAATGAGGGTGGCTGGTTTGAATGTGATAAAGTTCGGTTTTTAGAAGGGTACCCCGAAAAAATAAAAGGTTGGGAAAAATATACAACCGAAACAATCGAGGGTACTTGTCGTGCGTTGTTTAATTGGAATACTTCTTTTAATGATAATCTACTAGCCATAGGCACAAATAAAAAGTTCTATATAGAAGCTGGTACTAACTTAAATGATGTAACACCTGTGAGGTCAACCACAACTGCTGGTAAAATATTATTTGATGCTACGACCGCTTCTTCATCACTAGCAGTAACAAACTCTGCACATGGTGCGTTAGTAGGGGATTTTGTAACATTTACTGAAGCCTCCTCGTTAGGTGGTGTTATAACTGCTGGTGTCCTTAATCAAAATTACGAAATAGATGCTATTACAGACACTAATACCTATACGATAACTGCAAAAAATACTGCGACTGCTAGTTTTGTAACTCTTTCTGCCGCAACTGCAGATACTGGTAATGGCGGACCTTCTTCTATAGGTACTTACGAGATAAATTCCGGTAACGGATTTTTTACTTTTGGTTATGGGTGGGGTACTGATGATTGGGGTGATGGAGGTTGGGGAGCAGGTTCTTTAGAGCCTATTAAACTACCATTTACTTTTTGGTTTTTTGATAACTTTGACAACAGCGTGTTTGCAAATCCAAGCACAAATGGACAAGGGGCTTTGTTTGTTTGGGACAGAGGAACTTCCGAGAATCCGACAACTCCGTTAGGGACTAGAGCAGTTAAGTTATCTTCTATATCGTCTTTTCAAGGAGTGAGTGTAACTCCTGTGAATGTACCAGCACTTGTTGGTCAAGTTTTAGTATCTCAAAAAGATAGACATTTAATTGTATTTGGGGCATCTGCTTACGAAGGTGGCACTGCTGCTGAAGATACAGGCACGTTTGATCCATTGTTAATTAGATTCGCAAGTCAGGATGAGCCTTTTAATTTTAACCCTGCAGATAATACTAAAAGTGCTGGGTTTCTTAGAGTTAGTAGCGGGTCAAAAATAGTTGTTGCATTTAGAACTAGACAAGAGATATTAGTATTTACAGATTCTAGTTTACATACACTGCAGTTTTTGGGAACTTTTGATGTGTTTGGATTACAAGAACTTGACCCCCATATATCTATTGCTGGAGCTAAATCAGTTACAGGTGCTGATGGCAAAGTATATTGGATGGGTACTGATAAGTTCTATATGTATGATGGTAATGTTATGGCGCTGCCTTGTACGTTAAGAGATCATGTCTTTGATAATCTTAATTTTAATAATCTTGCTTATGTATACGCAGGAACCGTACAAGCACAGCATGAAATATGGTGGTTCTACCCATCCTTAAATAGTGATAAAAATGACTCCTACGTTGTCTATAACTATCAAGATAATTTATGGTTTTACGGCAGTCTAGATAGAACAGCTTGGTTAGATTCTAGTTTACGACAATACCCACAAGCCGTAAGCGGAAGCGCAGAGGGAACTTTATTTAATCACGAGGTTGGAAATGATTCTGATGGATCAGCTATGACCTCTTTTATAACTTCTTCTGATATTGATATAAGTGACGGAGAAAAATTTACTTTAATTAAAAGAGTTATACCGGACATAGACTTTTCAACATCAACTACAGCCGCTCCTTCTGTGTTACTTTCTGTTACACCAAGAAACTTTAATGGTAAAGTACCTAGAACTGAAGCCCCGCAATCCGTTGTGCAAGCATCTGTAGGTGTTTACACAGAGCAAGTATTTATGAGAGCTAGAGCAAGACAAATGGGATTTAAGATAGAATCAACTTCACAAGGCACTGCATGGAAGTTAGGTTCTCCAAGAATTGACGGTAAACCAGATGGGAGAAGATAATGGGAATGGAATCATTTAAGTCTCCTGTACTACCTTTACCTCCAGAAAAGTATGATAAAACTTATTTTAGTTCTATACTTAGAGTTCTTTCAGTGTATTTTGCACAATTAGATTCTAAAGATTCTTTAAACGTAGGTGGTTTAATATTAACTGATTTAACAGATGTACCCCAAGTTTTACCTGATTTTAGTTTATATAGACAAGATAGATTTGTTAAAATAGTTTTACCGGGAGATGTATTTTCAGAAGGTGTTAGTGGCACAGGAGCTGTTGGCACCGCAACGGTTACGATAAGTTAGGATAATATATGAGTATGCAAGCATTAGCCCAAAATTTGCAATCCCAAGGTCGTGGTAATGATACCATGCTTGTGCATATGACTCCCAAAGAAGTGGGGGGATTGCAGTCTTTAGCTAATACATACGGTGGTAGCTTAACTACTAATCCACAAACAGGTTTACCAGAAGCGGGATTTTTAGATTCTATTTTACCTGCTATTGCAGGTGCTGCACTTACTATCGGGTCAAGCGGGATGATTAACCCTCTTACGGCTGGAGCAATAGTAGGTGGAGGAACTGCTGCTTTAACTGGAGATATAAATAGAGGTTTAACTGCAGGGCTTGGTGCATTTGGTGGTAGTAGTTTAGGAGGTTTGGCTGGTGGTGCGGGTGCAGCAGGGGCTATAGGTGCCAACACACCAGTGGGTTTACAAACAGCGGGAGCAAGTTTTTCTAATTTAGCGGCTGCACCTGCGGGTCAGTTAGCTACTGCAGGACTTGCTGCAGCATCTCCAATGTTAGCAGAATCAATGCAACCCCCAGATATGTCAGGGGGAACGGGTTCTCCAACAATGATACGACCATTTAAGTTTGATCCGGGTAAAAGATCAGTAGATAGAGAGAATTTGGCATACGACAGAGGTGAAAATGTTTATTTTAGACCCACGTTTGAACCATTAACTCCATATAGAGCAGATGGTAGGAAAGATGGAGGTATAGTAGCTCTTAATGCTGGTGGTATGCCAGCTGCAGCACAAATGCAACCTCCTAGTAGGTTCTTAAGAGGTCCGGGAGATGGTGTTAGTGATTCTATCCCGGCAAGTATAAATCAAGGTGAACGTCCAGCAGCTTTATCTGATGGAGAATATGTAATAGACGCAAGAGGGGTTGCTGAAATAGGTAATGGCTCTAGCATGGCTGGAGCTAAGAAACTTAATAGTATGATGTCAAGAATACACAATGCTCGTAAGAGTGCTGGTAAAGGTGAAGATATGGATGCCGATAGGTTTTTACTTGCATGATAGTAGAGCTTGTCCCTACAAATACGATACATATAATTTGGGGGCGGGTTGAGAATTATTTTAACGAGGCAATAAAGAAGTCTGCTGGTGAATACGGTGTAGAGCATTTAAAGGCTGGTGTTGTAGCTGGGTTACAATCTTTATATGTTGTTATAGACGAAAGTACAAATGAAATAAGAGGCGGGGTAATTGTAAACTTTATTAATTACCCAAATTATCGAGTAGCGTACATAACTGCTGCAGGTGGGAAAATGATTACTACAGAAGATAGTTGGAAAAATTTAGCATTTTTATTAAGACAAGCAGGGGCTACTAGATGCCATGCTTCTACCTTAGATTCTACGGCTAGACTATATAAGTCAAAGTTAGGATTTAAGAAAATATATAACACTGTCGAAAGGATATTATAATGGGTGGAGGCGGAGGCGGTCAGCCAACTTCAACGACTCAAACTTCTATACCGGAGTATGCTAAACCATACATGGAAGGACTTTTAGGGCAAGCTGCGGCTGCAACTATAGGTTCACCTGTAAAAGACCCCGATACTGGAGAGATAACATTTGAGGGCGCTCCTCAGCGAGATGTATATGAAGGGCAAAGACTTTCTGATCCTACAGCAGCTCAACAACAAGCTAGGCAGAATGTTTTAGGTATTCAACCTATACAGGGTTTTCAAGCTGGTAAAAATCTCACACAAGAAGGTATTGGTGGTATTAGAGGTATACAAGGTCAATTTACAGGAGATACAGTAGGGCAATATATGTCTCCTTATATGCAAAATGTAGTTGACATACAAAAAGGCAAAGCTATAGAAGATGCACAACTGAGTCAGCTCGGCGCTAATTTAGGTTCTGTTGGACAAGGAACTCTTGGTGGTTCTAGACAAGCTCTTGCGCAAGGTATGAGAGAAGAAGCATTAGGGGAACAGCTTGGTAATATACAAGCAACAGGACAGCAACAAGCATATGAATCTGCAATGGCACAGTTAGAACGTGACCGATCTGCTCAAATGAGTAAAGCTCAGGGTATTGCAGGATTGGGTTCTCAGTTAGCAGATTTAGATAGAGCAGATTTACAATCACGTCTAGGGTTATTTGGAGTACAAGAGCAGATTGGTCGTCAACAAAGAGCAGAAGATCAAGCACTACTAGATCAAAAGTACCAAGACTTTACGACACAACAACGTGACCCACTAGCTAGACTAGGGTTTATGTCTGATATATTAAGAGGTTCTGGTAACTTAGCAGGGCAGGGCGGTAGAGCTGTTTATGACACAGGACCATCAGCATTTCAACAAATGGCTGGACTTGGCTTACAAGGGTTAGGACTCTATGGGGCTTATGGAGGATTTAAGTAATGATGCAGCAACCACAAATGGTGCCACCACAAGCACAGGCAATGAAACCAGTTTCTGCAGATAATATTAGAGACATTGCAGACTTAGCTAAAATGCAAGTTGCGTTTAGAGATTCAGAGACATTTCCTAATCCTTATCTAGCTCAATTAACGTCTCAACCTTATCCGGTAGGCACCTTTGCTCAGTTAGAAATTAGCAGAAGAAATAGAGAGCAACTTGTAGCTGATGCTCAAGCAGCGGGTTCTGGTAAAGATATTAATCAACAAGATATAGAACAACTAGCTCTTGGCGATATGCGTAATAAAATAGCAAATGATGAAAATATGGGGGTGCCAAATATCGTAAACCAAATGGAGCAGAATCCAACTATGATGGCTGCTTCTGGTGGCATGGTTGAGGGGTATAAAAACGGAACTGGCGATGGCACTGTTGGTAGAGATGCAGAAGAAGAGCTAAAAAAATTTAAAGACTCAATCAAAACAACAAGTCCGTTTGGTAGAGCCGCTAGTGCGACTTTAGATGTTATGAATCCACTTAATCCTAAAGGTCTGTTTTCAATTCCGGGGACTGATGTATCTCTTAAAAGAGGTCTTGATGCTCTTTATGGGGCTACCTTTAAACAAGAATTATCTGACGCTCAAATAGAAGAGTTAGAAGCAATGGGTATAGACCCAGAAAAATATATAGAAGACCCAGACGCAGCAATTAAAGCGGCAAAAGAATCCGCAGCTCCCGGTACAGTCTCACCTTCTGCAGGCACAGAACGAAGCCCGTATAGTATATCGCCGGTACGTGATAAAACAACTGGGAAACTGATACGTGATAAAGATGGAAATCTTATAGCTGACCCAGATGTTAGCGGATTTGGTGGCGGGGAGTCCGGTATAAGAGTTATTGATACCACTGACCAAACTTTAGCAGATGCTAAAGATAGAGCTTCTGCTGGTTTAGAAGCAATAAGAGCAGGTCTACCAGAAGTCGGCACAGCTAAATTAGGCAGGTTAGGAAAAATAGAAAAAGCAGATTTATTAGGCGGTGCAAAAACTTATGAAGAAGCATTACGTCAAAGAAGGCAAGCTGCTGGTCTTGGTGAACTTGGTGCTGGTCAACTAACTAGAGCTGAAGAAACTGCTGAAAAAGATAAAGCATTTGCAAAACAACAGGCGAACTTAAAATTAGTTGAAGCTGGTAAAGCTATCCAACGGGGACAAAAAGGAGGTATACAAACTATTGGAGATGTTCTCGGAGGTTTGGCTGAAAGAAAGGTTGCTGCGGATGCAGGAGAAAGAACAGCAGAAAAACTACTAACAGCGAAGCGAGATGCTATTGAATTAAAGAGAGAAGCAGAAGCACGAGGTGATGTTGAAGCAGGTTTAAAATTTGACAAAGACATAGTTGATTCAAACTTAAAAATTCAACAAAAGAATGTAGATATAGCAAACCAAGAATACGCACTTAATAAAAACGCTGAAACGCAGAGAACAAAAATACTTGCTGATATAGGGCTTAGAAAATCTCAATTAGAAGTAGACTTTATTAAGTTAGACCAAATGGGGAAATATAGAGATATGATAGGTAATGCTCAATTAATGATGGCTCAAGCTAAAAGTGGAGGAGCAACGCAAAAAGATTTAATTACTCTTAGAAATAATGTGGTAAAAAATATAACAAAACTTGCAGAAGCTGAGAGTGATTATGGTGATCCGGCAAAAGCTAAGGAGCTTCGCTCTAAAGCTACAAATCTTTTAAATATGGAAATAGCGGGAATTTTTGGTATGAGTATGCCAGAGATAGAAAATATACCTGAGTAGTTAATATGAAGGCAATAACTCTTCCAAATGGAGAAAGATTAACTTTTCCTAATGAAACTCCTGATGCTGAGATTATAAATTCTTATGTAAATACTTTATTAGGTGTAGATGTAGGAGTTGAAGAAGAGGAAGAAAAAGAACAGGCTGGATTCTTTGGAGGTTTAAGAGAAGGTATTACATCTCTAGGTGATGTGCCTGAGGCTGTTAAATATTTGGCTGACCCTTCTACAGCATCTAGAGAAGAACTCCTTGCTGGAACTGATCCTAAATACAAATATCAAGACTTCTACGGTATAAAAGGGTTGGGGGATGCGTTTCAATTTGGTAAAGAAATCCTTGGTGGTAGTTTAGGGCAATCTGTTGCTCCTCTTGCGGCGGGTGCTGCAGCAGCAGCTGTTTCGGGTCCGTTTGCTCCTGTTACCGGTCCATTGGCATTTATAGGAACTGCAGGGTTACAATATTTAGGTGAAACTGCAGAAAGACAAGCTCGCCTTTCTGAACAAGCTGTAGAAGAAGGCAAAGAAGCAATTGATCCTAATGTAGCAAAAATAGTATCTGCAAGTTTTGGAGCAGGTGCTTTAGATAGAGCTACGTTAGCTTTATTCCCTAATGTAAGTAAATTATTCGGGCAAACCGGTAAAGAAGCAGCTAAAGATATTTCTGAAGAAGTTGTAGATATTTATCAAAAAGAAGGTATGGGGGCTGCCGTTGCCAGATTAGCTGATAGCCCATCAGTTCCTTTAGGTGCAATAAGAGGTGCTGGAATAGAAGCCTTTCAAGAAGTCGTACAAACTATGGTTTCTAGAGCTGGTGCTGAAGATAGTTTATTCTCCCAAGATGCTGTAAAAGAATACATCCCCGCCTTTGTTGGGGGTGCCATACTAGGTGCGCCAGTAGGTGCTTTAGATACATTTAGTTCACAAGCGGCTAAAGTTTCTGAGGCTAAAAGTGAACTGCAAGATTTATTAGATGATAGGGGTATATCTCAAAGAAAACAAAATGAGAAAGCTATTGAGGGTTCCTTAAATAATGCTGAAATAGATAGTAGTACAACTGCGTCTGATGTTGCGAGTGGTTTAGGTATTTATAGAAATGTTGGCACCAATGAAAAAATACATGGGACAAAAACAGATTATTCTGCAGATGCTACGCCTTCAGAACCAATAACTAATTTAGATAGATCAAGACTTGGAGCTTTGTTTGATACTTTTTATGATGACTTTACAGCTAGAGTAAACGATTTAACAAGTATACGAACCGCTGAAGATGCCAAGGTTAACAAAGCAGAACTTGATAAAGTTAATGAGTTAGTACCTAAATTAAAAACTCTTGCTAGGCAAATACTAACTAACACTAAAGAAACAAAAGATATAGATAAAGGTAAAGATAAAAAAGCTGAAAAAGCACCTTTTGAATATTCAGAAAAATTTAAAAACGCTGAGCCAGTGCTTAATGAAAAAACTGGAAAGTTTCAAGTTATAAGCCGGGGTACTGATGAAAATTTAATCAAGGCAGAAGATGGTGCGCCTGTAGAGTTTGATTCTAAAACAAAAGCTGCTGAAGCCATAGCTAAACAAGCCTCAATAGAAACAAAACGAAATTTTAAAAATGCTAGAGAGGTTGTTCTTAAAGAACTTGAAACAAAACAAAAAGAAAAATTAGCTAAAGAAAAGGAAGAGGCAGAGGCTAAAGCAAAAGAAAAAGAAGATGCTAAAAGTAATACATCACAACAAAATGCAAATGATGCACAAGAAAAAACAGAGGTAAAAACAAAGGATGGTGAAGAGGGTGAAGAGGGTGCAAAAGGTGTAGTTGTAGATGCAGATGCAGATGCAGAGGCAGAGGCAAATAAAATACTAAATCAACAAAAGGCTGATGCAGAAGCTCAAGCTAAAATAGAATCAGATGATCCTGTCGTTAATATCATTAATCAAAATTTAGTAGCGTTAGATGAGAAACTCGCTACTGGAACAAGATCACAAAATATATCTGTAAAAGAACTTAAAAATAATATAAATAATGCAATTGATAAATTAAGTATTAGCCCTGATGAAAAAGTAGATATTAAAGAAAGAAGTGATAATTTACTTAACGAGGGTTTAGCAGCAAGAAATTTAGAAATATCTGAGGCAGGTAAACTTAAGGGTACTAAAACAGCAGACGCTAAAGCTCAAGCGCTTGCAAAATTAAAAAGACAACGGGCAATAAATACAGATGAAAAAAGAAAATTAAGAAATGATATTGAAAGAAACTCTGCAGAAGTGACAAGAAATTTACAAGGCTCTGAGGCTGAAAGCTCTGCAGGAAACTTACAAACTATTCTAAAGAAGTTTATAGAAAATGAGGATGTTACTGCTAACCAGCTAAGTGAAGTTGGTGCAAAAATAGAAGATATACTCTTAACATCTAAAGGTGAAACAACGGACCCAACTATTACACCAAACAACTCCATGGAAAACATAGTAGCTAGAATTGAAGAGCTTATAGTTAATATGAACGATAATATGAGTACTGCTGATATCACTAAAAAAAATATTGAAGAAGAAACAAACTTAAATAATGAAGTGAGTGGCGAAGGAAAAACCGTAGATGATATAGTAAAGAAAACTCTGGAAGATGGTTGTAAATAATGGCTACAAATTGCGCTCAAAATACTACAGTTAGTGACATGATTAATCCTAGGGGTGGTCTTGCTGCAATATACACAGTGGTTAGAAACGTAGCTAATAACATAGCAGGAAGATTAGACAATCCTAAATATCGAAATGGGATTCTAGGTCTTTTAGAAGATATAGCTGTAAATAAATTAATGTTTACTAAAACAATAGTAAACGAACTAGAATCACTGGGGTATGCACAAGGTTTAGGCATAAATAAAACCTTTAAACGGTCTAGAGCTAAAACAGAAGAATATGCTAGATACGCAAAAAACAAAGCCTTAGACTTACTAACAGATATAAAAATTAATCATAGAGAAACTTATGATGCAGCAGAACGTCTGGCAAATAGAATGTCTAACGCAGAAGTCGATATATTTAATAAAACTAGGGAAGATTATGAGGGTGAGACAATAACCTATAAAGACGCATATGCCCCGTTCGCAGAACAAACTGTAGATAAAGTTAAAGAGTTTGATAGTTTAACTAGAGAGTTTGAAAAATTAGGGAATATGAAAGGTGGAGCAAAAGCTACAAAAGCTGTTAAAGGTATGTTTGAAACCTATATCTTCTTTAGAAACGCATATATTAAAGCAACCATAGGTTTAATAAAAACTAGGTTTGGCGAAAAAGGCAAACCAGATGCTCAAACATCTGCTGATGTATTTGGAAAGATAGAAGATGTAAAAGCAAAATATGCTAAAGCAGATCGGGATGCTTACTTAGCTCACCTAAGAGATGGAGATTATATTTTAAATGTGTATGAGCCTCTTGATGCACCAAAAAAAGAAGGGGAGCAAACCACTGATGACGATTCTGCCATTGTTAGAGGTGCAAAGTTAGATTATAACTTTGCCTATAAGACCGAGATTGAACGTGAAAAAGCTGTTCAAGACTTAATTAAAGATGGGGTTGATGCTTCTCTTATAGAAATTTTTAATAAAACAGATCGGTTAAACGGGGAAAAAATATCCGCAAAGCAATCTAGAAAAATATCTAACATTTTTGAAACCCTTAAAGCTGAATTAAGAAAGACAATCTTTGACAGATCACGAGCTGCAAAACTTGATGCTGAAGAAGGAACAACTAAATACACAGCGCAAATAAGTAAATTAGAAGCACAACTAGAAAAAGCTACTGACTTAGCATTTCCAGAAACATCTGTTAAGAAACAATTATTAAAAAGAGATAGTAAAACACCGGGGTATGAAACAGACATACTACAAACCTTTGCAGAGATGTCTAACAGATACGCTACGCAATTAGGTAATTTAGAAAACTTGGGTGATTTTCAAGTGCAGATGGATAGTCTAACTAACCAAATAAAATCAGCTCCTATTCTTAATGAACAACAAAGAAGAGATAAAAGTAGAGCGCAAAAACTAGCTGATGCTCTAGAAAACATAAGGGAGAGACAAACTCAAATGCCTACAGGAGCTGATAAATGGGCTAATTTAGCTAACCGTACAGGGTTCTTATGGTATCTAGGATACAACCCAGCTTCTGCTTTGGTTAATATGACTCAGGTCCCGGGGGTTACAATGCCATTACTACTTAGTAGATTTGGCAATACCCCTAAAGGAATGTTAGAAGTACAAACTGCCATACTATCTGCTTATAAAACAGTTCTTAAAAACAGCCGATTCTTAACAAGCGGTAATATGTCAGAAAGGTTAGAGTATTTAAGGACCTTAGATGAAAAACAATTAAAAGAAGAATTTGCTCTAACTAGAGATGAGTTAGATATGTTGCTGCATAATGACCAACTAGGAGAACTGCGCTCTGGTATGCAAATGTATGAAATGGAGCAGTCTTTAAAAGATGCTGGCACAAAAGAAATACTATACGATAAGTTTAATAAGGCATCTGCTTATATGTTTCAAAAAGCAGAGCTTGTAAATAGAGAAGTAACTGCGTTAGCCGCTTATAGATTAGCAACTAAAAGAAAAATGCTGGGTAGAACTAAAGTTCTTAGGAAAGGTAGCGTAGAGGCATTTGACTTCACTAACGATATGATTACTGAATCACAAGGTTCATACGCATCAGATCAAGCACCCCAAATATTTATGAATCCAGCTATACGGTTTATTGGAATGTTTAAAAAGTTTCCAGCTTTTATGGCAGCCGTATATATAAATATGTTTAAGCAAATGCTTGGTAATAGTCCCCCGGATGTAAAAAAACAAGCCTTATATCAATTTTCTGTATTGATGGGTATGTCTGCTTTAATGGCTGGGGCAACAGGTATGCCGTTTTATTATATTTTAAGAGATTTAATGAACGCTATATTTGATGATCCTGATGAGCCATACGATTTTGATACAGCTTTTGCAAAAGGACTTGAAGATACGTTAGGTCCAACGGGGGCTAGAATAGTATATAAAGGACTTGTAAATGAAGTAACAGGTATAGATGTTGCTTCTAGAGTAGGATATCAAAGCAGCTTTCTACTAGGTGGTGGGAATATATCTAGTTCTTTACCTCTTGTTGGTGGGATATTAGGAATTAGAGAAGTACCAGATTATTCTCCGTCAGAAAAAGCTAATTTTGTGTTTGATGATTTGTTAGGTGCAGGTGTTTCAATGGGAAGAGGGTTTTTTCAAGGTATGGATGACATAATGCAAGGTAATACATCCAGAGGTATAGAGAAAATGACTCCTGTGTTTTTAAGAAATCCTTTAAAATCTACAAGATATGCTATGGATGATGATAGTGTGTTGACTAAAAGAGGTGATCCCGTAGCAGAAGATTTAACAGCCAGAGAATTAATTTTTCAATTTATGGGTTTCTCTCCTTCACGGGTATCTCTACAGTATGAGATGAATAGGAAAGCTAAAAACATAGAACAAGCAATACTTAAAAGACGTACTAATTTAGCTAACCAATATTTCTTATTGGAAAAACGACATGGTAGAGGTTCTGATATTGTTAGAAGATTTTACAATGATGAAATGAAACCGTTTTCTAAACAATTCCCACAGCTACCTTTAGATAGAAAGTTTATATCTAAATCAAGAAAAATTAGAAGAAAATTTACAAAGTCTAATATGTTTGACGGTGTAAGTTTAAACCCAAGTTTACAAAGCCTTACTACGCCAACTCAACAATTATTACAAAATAAGGAATATTGAGGACAAAAAAAACCCCAGAAAAGGAAAGTAAACCGGGGTCTTTAATAAAACAGCGAAGGAATTTCAATAATAGCCTACGTTTTCCAAAATCGCAACCCCTGTATATCATTTTCAACTACTATTCTATATACAAAATCCACCCCTTCTTTAGTAGCCTCCCTACGAAATGCTATTAATGTATTCTCAGGCTTTAGTGTAGGGATAAATATAGAGGTTCCTAGTTTAAATTTATCCCACGGTATAACAAATATAATCCCATTAGACTTCATCTTTATAAACATCTATATCTAATTTAGAAGCATCTAAAACAATAGTAGGCGTAGGCAGAGAGCTTAAAGGTGTACCCTTTGATAACCCTTTCCTTACCCCTTTCTTAATTATGTGCTTACTCTTTATTAAATCCACCACTAAATCTCCAACATCTGTCTGTGATTGCGCACAAGAACTCCGAAGAAACCCAGTATCTATATAGATTAACCCAGTATCCGGTTCTTTTCTTATTTTTGTAGCCCTTCTAGGGGTGTGTAACGGAGGCTCAACAATCTTACCTTTTCTAGCATCAGATGTACTATTAATGACCAATGTGTAGTCATTATAATTATCAGTTAAAAACTTAGCTAGATAGTCTTTGTAGTCCTTCTTATCTATATTCAAGTCTGTCTTTATATCCGTAATAGTATCTTTATAGAACTCATTCAAACGGATTAAATTATAATCATGAAGTCCACATTCTTGAGCTACCTTACCGCCTACAATATTGACTGCGCCCAACATTGAGTAGAATCTATAAGCCGAACTTAGATTTAAAGATTTATGTAGTACATCAATGTGCTTTTTAACTTGCTCTGTAACTGACTTTCTATTTGCCTGTATTGCACATATGTATGGGTACCATGCAAGTCCGTAATTTTCTAGTAGTACCTCGTCAAAAAGCCGCCGACCCTCATCTACAGATATGAGCGTATGTTCGGGCATACTATATTCAACGCACCGCATTATCTCACCCTTTGGTAAATCTTTAATCTCATGCAGTTTGAGGTAGTACGAAGAATTACCACTCGTTATAGTTATGGTTGCCCATGTAGTATTATTCACCCGCAAAGCATTTCTGTTGTTCTCCATTCTATCTTTACC